GTTCTTGTCGCTTCTTCAGAAGCTTACGGTTGCCATTCGTGTCTTCTATGGTGATAGCGTTGCCCATGGTGAAACTCATCACTAGCTCGTCGAATATGAGCATGCGCTCTTCGGCAAGCTTCTTTAGTTCACCTAGCGGAACCGATTCTGTTCTGGCACCCTGGATAACCTTCTCGAGACCGAAAGGACCGTTCTCAGCTTCCCAGCGTGTAATGAATTCCTTGGCGTTGTACGGGTCGTACCCGAAAGCGCGAACGTCGTACTCGTTAGCTTCGATGAACCGCTCGAGGTCCTCATAGACCTCCATCATGTCAAGGACGACGCCTTCGAGAACGTGAAGACTTCCTTCATTCACGAACTCGTCGTACTTCTGTCGCAACGCACCAGGAAGTTTCATCAGTGTTAGGCTCGAGATATAGCTGCGAGTCTTGACACCGAAAGAACCATTCGAAAGTGGGAACATGAACGTGAAGGCCGTAAAGTCATTACCATGAGACAAGTCGGCGCCCATAGCACAAGGCATGCGCCAGAATTCACGCTTGCGGTGCGGAATAGTGTCCTCGTACGTGAAGAAGTACGTGAACCCTTCCATAGGAATACCGAAGCGCTTAGCCAGGATGTCGTTACGCGAAGCCGGTGCTTTCTCAGCTCGCTCGACATCCAGCTGGTAAACCTCGTAAGATACGGTCTTGCCGAGGTTAGGCTGAGCTTTCAGCCACATCTCAGGCTTGGCAACTTCTTCTAGCTCATCTAGCTTGTAATGCCAGATAGACACGTGAGGGTTGGGATACTCGCCCTTCAAGATGTCGGCAAGCTCGAGCTTGATAGTGTCGCCAGACCCGTTACGAATCGTTCCTTCAGAACTAGTCGCAACAATAATGTAGTCGTCGAGCTTGGATGCTCCCTGCTCAATTGCGCCGATTACATCTTCGCGAATATCGCCTGAAAGCCACTCGTCAATGCTTGAGACTTTGGGTCTGAGACCCTGCAACTTGGCAATGGCCATCGGACGGATTTCGAGAATCGACCCGGTAAGGAAGTTCTCAATACCCTTCTTGGTCGATGCCAGTTTTACGCGCATTGCTCTCGAGCCGGTCGTATTCTGCAGAGAGCCTTCTGTCAGAAACTGGAACAGCGGTCCTCGAGCTCGTGTGATCGCTGTCCTGAACGGCGACATCACCTCTTCGGCCTGCTTCATGGTAGGAGCAGTCGTGATCTGGTGCGTCGTTGCAGTGTCAACATTCAGAAAGTAACTCTGAATAAGCATCGCGTACATTGACTTAGCGGCACCGCGAGCGACGATCAGGAATTGTTTGTTACGAAGGCGCTTACAGATAACCTTGCGAACGTAATGCCCGCCATGCCTATCTTTATTAGGTACGTAAACACTTCGCTCAACGAAATAGAACCAGGCTAGAAGATCTTCGGCCCAAAGTTTAAAGCTGTCAAGCAGATAAAAGTCACTGCCATCGGTAAGCGTTAGCTCATTCTCGCAGTATTTGATGAAACCGTCAATGGCCGCATCATCATAGTAAAAGTTTCGGTCAGCGATGAGTTCGTCAATGCGGTTCATCTGGAGCGAAACTTCCCTGTTGACAGGAATTTCGCCGCGGAGAACTGCGGCACGGAATTCGCCGTAGTACTTCGGCGTAGCCGTGTTTGACAAAGTCATCGCTAACCTCCTCTAGGCCGCATCGGGTGCACGGAAATTCTTTTGCGCTTGCGTGATATCGTTGTTTGTCAACTGCCGAACCTGAACTCGCTTGATCGTTCCGTCAGGGTTTAGCAGAATCAAGGGAGCCTTCGATGTTACCGTTCTGTCATTGTCATCAATGATGGCGTTATAACCTTTATCTCGGAATGAGTTGAAGTACGCATCACCGATCTTAAGATTTTTATTCCCGATAGCCGCAAGGGTCGTCGGGAGAACTGCTCGACCGTACTGATAATTATCAAGATCTGTCAGTGTTCTCCCAACACCGAGCGATTCAAGATACTGCCGGCCTGTTACAGTTTGTCCATTGTTTAGTGTGATAGACGGTTTAGCGACGATTTCCATAACCGCGTCAAAGCGCTTTTGCTCGGAGGGCGACTTCAAGTCTGTCGTAGACTTGTAAACGCTTTCGTACCGAGCTTGGTATCGCTTAAGTCCTGGCGTGAAATTACTAGTTCCGCCGATTGCATTGTAATTATCTCTGTCTTGCTTGTTTGTCGAAACATACTTGGCAAGACTTACAGGCTCATCTTTTATCGAACTGACACGATAAAATTCAGCGCCTGCTTTAATACGCAAATCGTTTTTGTCAAAACTTTTTGCTGGCGCGTTCATCAGTTTTGAGCCTAGGGCGTTTCGATTCATGTACACTTTGCCTATTTCAGAGTATACATTCGCAGCAGCAGCCTTACGGTCAGATCTGCTAGCCGTACTTCGTTCTTTACGAACACCCCAGTGCATGCCCTTCACACCATGATGTTCTAGAAATTCATCGACGTCCATGTCGCATCGCCTTCGAGGAAGTCAGCGGCGGCTTCCTCACGGCTTCTTGACTATCTTCTCGACAAACGGCTTAACCAGCTTGTATGCCGTGTGGCCGGTGTTATAAGCATTGATGCCGGTGTTGGTGGTGTTCGTGATCGACTTGACGTAGTCTTCGCCGACCTTTATGGTGCCCTTCTTCTTACTGATGTTGGCGGCGAACTGCGTCTCAAGATTCATGCGAGTGATGGCTGTCTGCAGCTCATCGTTGCTAAGCGTGTGAACGCCGCTCTTCTTCGCCTGCGTCTTGATGTCGCGCGCCGTGGCCGAATCTTCGGAGTGCTCGGGCTTGTCACCGCCGAAGATATGCCTGCCCCACTTCATGCCCTTACGACCGAAGTGCTCGATGAACTCGTCCGCGTGCTTCAGAGATCCATCAGGATTCCACGTGTCGGGAATCTTGTGCGGGGCCTTCAAAGCCTTGGCACGGGAAATAACGTGCCGGCGAATAGCGTTGTGCTGTTCACCGCCGCCATTAGCACGACCTACAGCCGAAACCGCATTGGACAGATCTTCCGGATGATCTGGCCTGACGTAATATGAACCGTCAGGCATCGCCCAGCCTAGCTTGGCGAACATCTTTCGCTGGCCAGTTGTAACCGTAGCCACTTAACCTCCGTTCGGTGCGTACGGGCTCGTCGTGTCGAGCTCGGGCAGTACTGGCTTGCTGATTCCCTCGCCGATAACATTCAGGCGCCATTCCATCTCGGACACCATAGCCTTCATGGCTTCGAGACCGAATGAGTTGGCTGGCGGGTCGAAGAACAACTTCACCTTGGTGAAAACGTACGACTTAACCGAAGCCAGCAGAACCATCTTGTCGGAGTACTCGGACCAGAGTGCCGTGTTGTCGGTGATGGCGAATCCGGCATCAGGCCCAACGCCAAGTTGCGTAAGCGTCGAGAAAGCCGTGTTGATGTGCATGATGACGTCCAGGTCAAACGCATCATAGTCGGGGTCGATGCCGAGAGTCTTCTTGATCGAATCGAGAATACTATCGGGATTTGCATCAGTCATGGGCGTCTCGTTTGTTAGTAGATCGCCTGACCGGCTGTGTTGAGCATGCCGATCCGGATAAGCGCATTACGAACCTGCGCGCCCGCGATTCCCTCATCGACGTTCAGCTTCTCGAATGCCTCGAAATTCTTGCAGGCAGTCTGTGTCTGCTCGCCGAAGAATCCATCACGCTGAATACTGCGAACACCACGGATCTTGGATCCTGCGAAGGCCTGCTGCAGAGCCTCGACAGCATTGCCCTTGTTCCCGTACTGCAGAGTAAGACCAGCTGGCCACTTAGGACTTGCGACAGTGGCCACCGGCGCAGACAGTACCCTGTGCGGCCATGACACGTCAAAGACTGACGAGATGTCATAGCCACTAGTAGACTTGTACTGCTTGGCTGCAGATCCAGGGTAGACCGAAGCCTCGTTATTATCGTAATCGGCAACCCAGGAATCCCACGACTTGCCCATAACGAGATCGCCGGTTGCCCTACGAATGTCATCCATGGCAGAGAGGCTACGGTAGATTGTCGGGCGGTAATATCCACGAGCCCGCTGCTTACGAACCCAGTCAGCGGCAGACTCGGGTGTCATGTCGCCGGTTTCACAGTCGGCCACATCTGCCGGGTTGCCGAGAACAGTGATCGTAATATGCGTGTTGTGCGGGAACATGGCGATCTCTGCCGCGTTCCACGCGTAGGCACCGTCGATGTAGTAAGCGACAAGGTCGCCAGGCTCGATAACTCCCCGAATGATCTTTGCGTCTGTGTTGACGCCGTCATACATGTAACGAAGCATGAAACCTCCTTACCAAAGCTTGGTGTCGCCAGGTCGTCTGACAACCATTGGTCTGGGCAGAAGACTTTCGTCTCCGAAGTGAATTGCGTTGTGCGTCTGCAGTGAAACAGAGACAAGAAACTCAGGGTCCAGGATGCTGTCATCATCGCCAGTGACGTCGTCAACAGATATCGGGTTCATGTGATGAACGAGAATCTTGTCGTGAAGATCGTAACCAGTAAAGCCGAGATCACAGCCGTAGTCTCGTGCAATCACCTGTTGCCTGACGTGGCGCCATTGCGCTGACGTATAGAATCGCTGATTCAGGTAACGCTCAAACCCGAAAGTTGCAACGCCAACTTGTGATCGCAACTGCAAGTACTTGAAGCGTTCCTCGAATGTGCCAAGTCGGTTAAACTCGCGATAAGTCCTCAGCATCGGCCGCCTCTTCCGGACCGCCCGAGTAAATTCGCATCGCGACAATCGCGTCTTTATACAACTGTTCAATTCGCCCTTCTGAAGCGAGTGATTCTACCTTCGCTTTCAGAAGTTCATTCTCTTGCTGGAGCTTTTGCCTCTCAAGTTCTTCTCGTGTCGAACCGAGCTTGAGAAAGTGCGTGAGCAATTGCGACGTAGCCTTGCCTGCTCTGATCTGATCTTCAGCTGCATCAAAAGCCATCGCGATGAGCTGATCTTCACGACCTTTTGGCGATGTTGCCGGCGGGCGCTTTGGCCGTTCAGAGTCGGCATTACCTCGTTTAGCAGCCATAGACTTCACCCCCACAACAAGTTAGTTTGCTAGTAGTTTCAATGAGATTCAGGTGACTTCATGAGAGGATCCCGGTACTTTCCGGTACCTTGGCGAGGGGCGAGTTCAGGTACAGCGCCAGATGGGAAGGACGCTTTGGCTACTTCCCGGGACCCTCACATCAAGTAACCTGATCGAAGGAACCACGCCTGAGTGTTGTGCGAGACGGTGCGGGATGGCACTCAGGCGTGGTTCGTCTTCGGGGTGTTACTCCTGGAACCACTGCCAAGAGGTCGGGACGACCGAGTAGGTCAGGGTCACGGTGCTGTTGGCACGCAGCCGGATCCAGTCACCGTTGGCAAGCGAGGCCGTGACCATGCCGGTGATCGTGGTGCCATCGACGGCAACGACAGTCACGGTACCACCGGTGATGCGAACCCAGACCGGGAAGGGGAACGGGTTCTTCAGCGGCACCGTAGTGGCCGGAATGGCCGGCGTGGTAAGCGCGCCGTCCTGCTTGAACGAGTCACTTACCTCTTCAAGGGTTTCAAACTGCTCGCGGTCGGTCATTGTGTGTCTCATCCTTCGTTCGAACGGCCTGCGGAAGTAGCGACCTCCGGCGAAAATTCCCGCCGGGGCATTTTTGTGGACAGCGGCGAT